TCATATTGCTAAATTAGGAACAACTCGTGCTGGAAGCGGATTCGTTCCCAACCGGGCGGATTCATCAGAAACAAGAAGCTCTCTTAGTGTCTCAATTAGGCCAATAACATCATTTGTCCAATTCTGTTTGATTAGATTCAGAACAGGTAATAGTGATGGATCAAAATTGCTCCTCTGCGCTGGTCCCATAGTAAAGAAAACTTGGAGAGTATCGATTGCCGCGCAAAAATCATCTATGAGATAAAAGTCGCTTTGAAAAAGAATAACGTATTTCCATCCACACTCAGTATTTACCCATTCTCCAGTAATGTTTACTGGTTCCATCATTGAGCGGATGTCTTTTTTACGTTGCTGCACACCGATTCCAAATGAGTAATATTCGCCTTTTTTTCTGCTCCAAAATGACTTCAGTCTCAGGTCAGTTCCTTTATTCCCTTCTACCTCACCTAATAAGGCGAGATTTTCATCTTCCATTTTTATTAGAAAGAAGAGGTCGGCATAAGAAACGGAGCTGGCTGCTTGGGAATGAGTTAATGGAGCATACCCAAGGAGCACTGGATTATGTTCCTCAATGAATCGGGTTCCTGATGCAAAGTCCTTACAGCTGACAAAAACCCCATAGTCATATAGATCGGTTGAAAAATCAAAATTGTGCTGATCTGCTAACTTCTCAATAATATGAAAAAATACCGGCGCACCTTCTACGCTTGTCAAGTAATGGCAAAGCAAAGACTGCAGCCCAAAATTCCTAATCGAGCCTTTGATATTGCTAAAAAAAGAAAAGCCAGCCTTTGAGACCAAGTTTTCAAGTGTGTGCGGAACATTTGTCATATAGCTCTGTTGAAAACCGTGGCCCATAGTTTTCTGTTCATAAATCGTTTCGATTATTGAGCAATAGTGCATTGCCCAATAAGCATTCATGTTTGTAAAAATCCCGGGTTTTATTAGTTCAATTGTTTTGTCTTGCACATGCATAGCTCCTTTAAAAGACAGAGAGCCCCAGTTTGGGCCGAATAACAAGCAAATATATGACCTTATGCCTGTAAGGTCAAGAAATCTTATAAATAAAACTTCCGACGGATTGAAACCACTCCCGGTAAGTAACCTCCGAAAGTTCCGAGGGTTCGTCTCGGACATGAGTTAGAAACCAGACAATTGGCCGGATGCCAGGCAGAGGCGGTTGTGGGTGCTGAAAAACGCGCATCCCAACCGCCTTTTGTTTTTGGCACCCGCAGCTTCCCTCATCGGCACCGGCCCAACGGAGGCCATTATGCTTGATGTGGAATTAGCACCCGAAAACCCTTACTCAAACCAGTTGACCGACGCCCAATTGCCGGATGCTGAAGGCATTAACCCGGAGCAGCGGCTGGATGCCATTGCAGCCATTCTGGCCATTGCCGCCCTCAGGAGCCGGTATCGTAAGGCCAATAATGCCAATAACTTAAAGAATGTTGCAGATTCTTCCGGAACCTTCGGAGAAGGACTTGATTCTTCTGCCAGAAAGAGCGTCATTCATGACAACCGAGTCCTGTAAACAAACATAAGGAGTTGAAAATGAATGACTTGAAAAACAAAAAAACGGAGCCGACCAAGACCTCAGTGTTGAGGCAGCTGGCAACGCTCCAGAGTATGAGCCTTGATCAGCTTAGAGAGAAATGGCTGGACCTTTATGGAACCGAGCCACCCCAGTACAAAAAACAGTTTCTGGTTAAACGGCTGGCGCACCGGATTCAGGAGCTCTTTTACGGCGGTCTGTCGGAACAGGCCAAGTCCCACCTGAAGAAGGTTGCCGAGACTGATCCGGTGGCAACGGTCATACGCAAGATCCCGGAGGAACGAAAATCACAGGAGGCCATCCTGCCGGGTACCCGGTTTGTCCGGATCTGGAACGACCATCGCTATGAAGTGATCGCCCGGGAAAGCGGCTTTGAATACGACGGCCGCATCTTCAGATCTCTGAGTGCCATAGCGAGGGAAATCACAGGCACCCGCTGGAACGGCAAGATCTTTTTCGGCCTGAAGAACAGTTACAGAAAAAAGGGAGGTGGTCCGAATGCTTAACAATACCAATACACAGAACGGCCAACGCAAAACGCTCAGGTGTGCGATCTACACCAGAAAGAGCCACGAAGAAGGCTTGGAACAGGAATTCAATTCACTCGATGCCCAAAGAGAAGCTGGTGAGGCGTATATAGAGAGCCAAAAACTTCAAGGCTGGAGAGCCATTCCATATCGCTATGATGATGGCGGATTTTCTGGTGGGACCATGGAACGTCCGGCCCTGCAAAGACTGCTGGCTGATATCGATGCCGGTAAGATTGATGTCATTGTTGTGTACAAGATCGACCGATTATCTCGCTCCCTGCTGGACTTCATGAAGATGATCGAGGTCTTCAACGAAAAGGAAGTGAGCTTTGTATCCGTCACGCAACACTTCAGCACCACTGATCCGACAGGCCGCATGTTTCTGGGCATCCTGATCACCTTTGCTCAGTATGAGCGCGAGGTCATCGGCGAGCGTATCCGGGACAAGGTGGCCGCCGCAAAACGCCGGGGGAAATACTGCGGCGGACCTGCGGTACTCGGCTATGACGTGGACCGGGAAAACAAAAAGCTGCTGATCAACCAGAGTGAAGCCCCACTGATAAAACTCATATTCAGGCGATACACGCAGGTGGGATCAGCCAAGAAGGTGGCGCAGGAACTCAATGAGCAGGGATACAAAACCAAGTCATGGACCACCAAGAAAGGAAAAGAACGGGTCGGTACTGAATGGAACACGGCTCAGATCTACCGCCTTCTCAATAACAGGCTTTACATCGGAGAGATTGCCTACAAAGGGAACAATTACCCGGCTGAGCATGAAGCCCTGATCGATCAAAACACTTGGGACAAGGTTCAGGCGCTGCTCTCGGAAAACAATCGAACCAAGATGAGCAAGGCCCGGGTGAAAATGGTCTCACCCCTGAGCGGTGTAATCCGATGCGGCCACTGCGACAGTGCCATGGGTATCACCTATACCAACAAAGGTGACCGGCGCTACTCCTATTATATCTGTGAAAAGGATACTAAACGCGCCGTCAGCCGATGCCCTTTGAAGCGGGTTCCTGCCGGAGACATCGAGTCGGTGGTGCTTGATCAGCTGGGAGCTGTATTCAGGACCCCGACCTTGGTGGCTAAGACCTACTTTGCCGCCAGAGATATCGAGGCCGAAGAGCGCGAACGCCTGCTGGTCCAGAAAAAGGAAATTGAACAATCCCTGAAAGGTGTTCGTCAGGAAGCCTTGAAGCTGATGTCGCCCGACAACGACGATCCCGACCGGAACAGCCGACTCCCCTTGGTCAACCAGCAGGCCGTCGATTTGACCAAACAGCTCACCAATGTATCGGCTCGGTTGAGGGTGATCGATACTGAGCAGATTTCCGAGGGTGATGTATCGGAAGCATTCCAGAGCGTGGAAACCTTCTGGGAAGACCTGTTCCCCCTCGAGCGCAATCGGCTGATCCAGCTACTGGTGGAAACCATCGAGATACGGGAAACAGGAATCGACATGGAGCTGAAAACCAACGGCCTCACAAACCTTGTCACCGAACTGGCCGGTCTGGCTTGTGAAGTCAGGGAAAGGAGTAACAGCTGATGAAAAAGATCAAACCAACTATCAAACTATCAGACAGCGGGAACCTGCACATCCATGTCCCCATGTTCATCCGAAGAATGCGTGGCCGCAAAATGGTGTTCACGCCGGACACGCTGGACGGTGAAAACGAAGGCATGCCGGAAACCGTTCAAACGGCCATTGTCCAGTCGCTGGCCAGAGCCCTTTCATGGGCGGACATCCTCGAGAGCGGCGAGATAAAGTCCATCAGCGAGCTGGCAAGGGATCTCGATGTGGATTCATCCTATGTCGCCCGAACACTGAAACTGACCACTCTCGCCCCGGACATTATCGAAGCCATCATTAACGGTGAAGAGCCCAGCGGATTATCCCTGTCAAAGCTGGTGAAAACATTCCCACTCGACTGGAGCGAGCAGCGAACGTTCTTTGGATTCTGCTGATCGCTATACCAAACCACCATCCCTAACAGCCGACTTTCGTGTCGGCTTTTTTTATGCCCTGACGAGTGAGACCAACGAAATTTCACTGAGGGCAGGCAAAAAAAGTTAAGAAATTTTTCTCCGCCTCATTTCATCAAATCCCCCTCAAATTCAGTGCGTTAGCCAATCCAAGTGCATCCGCATCGGGTGAAATTTCAGTGGTCCAACGAAATTTCGCCAAAGAAGGGTGACAGGTCTGGTGAACAGAAAATCGTTCACGACCTCACCCGGAGAAATCATGCCGGACCTGTCTTCCGGGAGGTCCTTAACAAAGGAGGTTCGGCATGAACCAGATCAAGAAGACAGAACTAAACGAACCGCAGCAAAAGCTCATCGAGCTGATGCAGCAAATCAACTTCGGGCGCATTTCCAACATACCGGTTGTGAGCGGAAATCCCGAACTCACCGCAGACACCATCATCGAGCGTGAAATCAAACTGGGCGGCCAGAACGGTAACCGTCCGGAGCTGGCCAAGGATGACTTCACCCTGAAACAGGAAGTACTCGCTCTTATCGAACACCTGACTGGCATGGGTGATGGAATCATCCGTCATCTTGAAATCAAGCATGGGCTGCCATTCCTGATCCGCATCGAGGAACGGGCAGCATAACAAACTGATAATTTAGACACTTCGACAACAAGCTGGACGCAAGGCGGAGGCTGTTGTGGGTGTCGCCGAGCCAAACCTGACCGTGTGTTTAATAGCACGGCAGGTGGCAGAAAAGGCGAACCTGCGACACTCCGCTTGTTGAATCAGATCCTTCCTCTGTTTAAGGCCCGTGCCGACACCCACGCGGTGCTCCTCCTCGCTCCGAGGAGGACCAAATGTTTTATCGAAATTCTTATGAAGGCATCGATGGATATGCCGCAGATCTTATTCGGCACAAAGCAAGGCAACTGGTGGGTAAAGCAGGGCTGACAGAAGACGATCGACAGGATCTTGAGCAGGAACTGATGATCGACCTGTTGGGCAGAATGAAGCACTTCAACCCTGCCAAAGGGAAGAAAACAACCTTCATGACCCGCATCGTGGAGCGGCGGATTTCAACCATTCTTGAAGCCCGCTTCGCTCAATGCAGAGACTGGCGCAAATGCTTCAACACTCTCAACGACCCTATTCCCGGCGGGGACAACGATTCCACTGAGCGCATCGAACAGGTTTCCAGTGATGGACTTATGGGACATCACGGCAAGGAAACAATCGAGCAACGGCAAAACGATATCCGCTTCGATGTCGAACGGGTCATTGCTGGACTGCCGGAAGATCTGCAGGAGCTATGCGAAAAACTGCAATCGAGCAACATGGCTGAAATTGCACGGGAGATGGGTGTGCCGCGCAGCACTCTCTACGGAACACTGACCAAACTGAGGGACGCTTTCCGGGATGGCGGATTGGAAGAATACCTCTGATCGACCGACGCATCACCCGGAGTTCCGGTAAGTAAGCATCGTGCCGCATGAAGCGGACAACCGGGGCCTCGGTAAACAGAAAACCTGAAAAAAACAGGAGATTAACAATGGAAACTTACAAGTATCGCTTTGATCAGTCGGTCCCGGCTCAGGACTTGGAAGACACCTTTATGCTGGCGTTGCTGGCTGTGGAAAGCATGTATGGACACTCCAGAGTGAGGATGGAATCCCGCTTCAATCTGGATAAACAAAATCGCACCTGTCAGATCGATGCCGCGACCAAAGTCGGCGGTGATCTGGCGAGCATCTTTACCGGATTCGCCACCAAGGAATACGGCGAGCGTGCAGTGATGATTGACCGAGAGCCCGCCGGTGGCGGATGCGCCTGTAATGCAAAAGCACCTTCAGCAATGGAGGTAGCGGTATGAGCGAATTGATGACCACCACGTATTCCATGTGGCGGCTCTTCCGCAATTGCCGCAAGGCTTGTGAATACCGCTACCTGAGGGACCTTGTTCCTCTGGAGCGGGATCACAACCTGGCTTTCGGATCGGTCATTCACGACTGCCTTGAAATCTGGCATGGGCAGCGGGACCTCAAAAAAGTTCTCGAACATATCGATCAAGTCTATGCCAACCGGTCTCATGATGATCATCAGCTTGCCGACTGGCATCTCGCCACCGCCATGATGAGTTCATACACGGAGCATTATCCCGTCGAGGATTTTGATGTGGTCGCTCTGGAAAAGACCTTTGAAGGCCCGATCATCAATCCCGACACGAACGCTTCATCCAGAAGTTTTGTGCTGGCAGGCAAGGTGGACGGTCTGGTCAAACAGGATGGGCAGTACTTCCTGCTGGAACATAAGACCGCCTCTCAAATCGACGCCGGTTATCTGGAGCGGCTCTGGACTGATTTTCAGATCATCATTTATGCGTGGTATCTGGAACAGACCTTCGGCATCCACATTTCCGGAATCATCTACAACGTGCTGGTCAAGGCCAAACTGCGCCAGAGCAAAGGTGAAACTGAAGCTGAATTTGAAACCCGCCGTGCCGAGTTGATTGCCAAATCAAAAACCGGCAAGAGCAGTGCCAAGCGCAAGATGCCTGAGACGGATGAATCCTTTCAGCTACGCCTCAAAGAGAAATATCTCGAGCCGGGCATGTTTCACCGGGAGCTGCTCTACATCTCCCGAGATCAATTCGATGAGCTCCGCAGTGAGCTTTGGGAATTATCCAAAGCGATGCTGGATGCCCGTCGTCGCAGCACCTTCTACCGCAATACGGCCTTCTGTTTTCAGTATGGACGCGCCTGTCCCTACTTCCCGCTGTGCCGAAGCGGTGAGAACCCCAACGTCATTGAAAACCATTACCAACGGGTGCTCCCGCACGAAGAGCTGCGGGATGGAGCAAGTGAAGACGCTGCCCCTGTTTTTTAATCCAAACCATAAAAGGAGATAAACCATGCTTCCAAAAAGCAAAACCAAACCGAAAGCAACCCTGAACGACCTGACCGCACTGGTTTACGGTCCGAGCAAAATTGGCAAGAGCACTTGGTGCTCCCATGCGGAGAACGCCCTGTTTCTCGCCACGGAACCGGGCCTTAACGCCCTCGAAGTGTTCGAAGCGCCCATTACCTGCTGGGACGACCTTCTGCAGGCGTGTGCCGAGATTGCGGATGGCAAACACGACTTCAAAACCATCGTCATCGACACGGTGGATAACGCCTATCGTATGTGTGCGGATTATGTCTGTAAGAAGTTCAAGATCGAGCATGAGTCCGACCTTGGCTACGGCAAAGGCTATGCCCTTATTAATAATGAGTTTCAGCGTGTTATCAACAAGCTGGCATTTCTACCATACGGCCTGATCCTCATTTCCCATTCCCACGAGCGTGACATCGAAACTCGCACCGGGAAGCACACACGCATCGTGCCGACCCTGCCGGACAAGGCCCGCAAGCTGGTGACCGGTCTGGTGGACCTGATCCTTTTCTGTGATCTGGACATGAAAACCGGTGACGACGGCAAGCCCATGTATCAGCGGGTCATGCGCACCAAGCCAAGTCCCAATTACGACGCCGGAGATCGAACCGGCCGACTTCCGGAGATGATCCCTCTGGATTTCCAGACCTTTCTGAAAGCTTTCAATCAAACGGCTGCCGGTTCAGCGGTGAGTGCCGCCCGGACAAAGTCAGAGCCAGCCACAACGGCTAAACCTCAAAATAAGGAGTAATAACTATGAGTTGGAATAACGACGATACCATGGATCTGGCGCAGTTCGATGATGATTTTGTCACTGCGGACGTTGAAGAAAAGGACTTTGAAGCTGTTCCCGACGGGAAATATCAGGTCAAGGTCGATCGCGTGGAACTGACCCGCTCGGAAACTTCCGGCAACCCCATGCTCAAGTGGGCGCTGAAGATTCTGGGACCCACACACAAAGGTCGGCTGCTTTGGAGAAACAACGTCATTGCCAGCAAGGACAATGTGAAGTGGCTCAAGCAGGATCTCTATACCTGCGGCCTTCAGATGGACAAACTTTCGGACCTCCCGGGCAAACTGGAAACCCTTCTGGATGTCGGGATAGAGGTGACCAAGCGCACGAAAAACGAATTCGAGAACATCTACTTCAACCGCCGGATTGTGCTTTCGGATGAAGATGCCGCAGCACCGTCGGCCGGTCACGATGTAGACGACATGATTCCGTTTTGAGGATGGGCATGGTTACCGTTGTCGTTGATACCCGGGAACAGGAGCCTTACGGATTTGATTCGGAAGCTGTCGCATCAATCCGGAAGGCCCTCCCGGCAGGAGATTACTCCATCGAGGGATTTGAGACCCGGGTGGCGGTGGAAAGGAAGTCCATGGCGGATTTTGTTTCCACTGTCATCCGAGGCCGAAAGCGTTTTCAAAAGGAGCTGGAAAAGCTCCGGGATTATGATGCGGCCTGTGTCGTTGTTGAAGCCAATTACCGGGATGTTCTCGGTGCCTGCTACCAGAGCGACGCCCATCCAAACGCCCTCATAGGAACCATTGCCTCCATCATCATCGACTTCGGTGTGCCCGTGTATTTCTGCTCAGACCGTCAGGCAGCCTGCCGGTTTGTTGAAGAGTTTTTAATGCGCTTTCACCGGAGGTTCGCTCAATGCCAAGAAAATCAAACTCCCCGGCAAAACTCCGGGGAAGAATAGAGAGAGTTTATTATGCCGGGCCAAAGTTTTCCGCAGGCCGTTTACTCACCTCCACCGGAGATGAAATACAGTTTGCCGGAAACCTGTTTGCCCGCGAAAACCAGCCCGTGGTCCTTGTGGGGACGTGGGCCACCCATCCGAAATACGGTCGTCAGTTCAAGGCCGATGCCATGGAGCACGATCTTGATCTGAACCCGGAAGGATTGATTCACTATCTGGCCAATCACCCTGACATCAAAGGAATTGGCCCCGCCAAAGCCCGCCTTATAGTCGAAGAGTTCGGCGATTCATTCGAGGAGACCCTGATTGAATCCCCGGAGCTCATCGCATCAAAAGCCAGAATTTCCCTCGAAGCGGTGGGGTGTCTGAAAAATGAATGGGTTAAAAACCGCAGCGTCAATACAGTCCTGGCATGGCTCTCCGCCTTTGGCTTGACCCATCATCAGGTGACCACACTGGTCGATAAGCTGGGTGGAAGCTGTCTGGAGATCCTTAAAGCCGATCCTTACATTCTCATTCGGGAACTGCGCGGTTTCGGCTTCAAGAAGGTCGACAAGATTGCCCGCAAGCTGGGTACGCCCAAGGATCACACGCCAAGAATCCGTGCCGGTATTCAGTACTGCATGCACGAGGCGCTGGATCAGGGAAACTGCTGGGTCGAATACGAGGACCTTGTTGATCAGGCCAACCTGCTGCTGGTGATGGATAATCTGGACAGCCGAATCCGCATCGAATCGTCGCTGGACAATCTGATCAGTGAAAGACTGCTCTCCTGTGAATCTTACGGAGGACGCTTTCTGGTAGCACTTTCCGATATCTTGAAAATGGAACAGGACATCGCGGCCATTTTTACCAAAGCGGATGCCCCGAACCCTCATTTCAAGACAACCCGCAATCTGCAGAAACTGATTTTGCGTCAGGCTGAAACGCTCAACGAAAAACAGCTCGAAGCGGTTCATTCCACCCTGATGCACTCCATCAGCCTGATATCCGGTGGAGCCGGATCGGGAAAAAGCTACACCGTATCGGCCATCAACGCGGTATGTGAAGAATGCGATCTGGAGGTGGTTCTTTCTGCACCTACAGGCAAAGCGGCCAAGAGACTCGAGGAAGTGAGCGGCCGCACCGGAACCACAATCCATCGCCTGCTTGGCTATGACGGTAAGTCCTTTTCAAAGGACAGTAACAATCCCATCGACGCCGACATTCTGATCATCGATGAATTTTCCATGGTGGATGTTCCGTTGGCTTGGCACCTCTTCAATGCGGTCGACTTTGCCAGAACAGCCATTGTCATTGTGGGAGACCACAACCAGTTGCCGCCGGTCGGACCGGGGAACATCCTTCGGGATCTGATCCACTCGAATGCTATTACCTCCGTCATTCTGGATAAGGTGGTCAGACAGGCCGGTGTGCTGAAGGAAAACAGCACCGCCATCCTGAAAGGAGAAGTCAGAAAGACCAGTGAAGCCAGCACACAGGGATGCCGGGACTGGTATCTGGCGGATCAGTTCACCGATCCGGGTGCCGCCCGCAACTTCCTGCTGGACCTTTTTGGCAAACGACTCGATGCCCTTGGCTTTGATCTGATTAAAGATGTGCAGGTGTTGACCCCGACGCACAAGGGGCCGCTTGGAACCAAATCCCTCAACGAGGACCTGCAGCGGCTTATCCAAAAGCGCCTCTGGAATGTGAATGTTCCGGAAACACAGCCCGGCCGCAGGTCGCCATTTTTGAAACACGACAAGGTCATTCAGACCCGCAACAACTATGACCTGAACGTCATGAACGGTGCCATCGGTCATGTGGTCGATGTACTGCCCAACGGCACGCTGTTGATTGATTTCGAGGGTGTGGCGGTTGAGATTGAAAAAGGCTCACCGAACCTTCAGGACATCCAGCTGGCATATACGCTGACAATCCACAAAACCCAGGGATCGGAATTTCCCTGCGCTGTCGTGGTGGTCCACAAAGCTCATTCCTTCATGCATCATCGCAACCTGCTGTACACCGGAGTGACCCGTGCCCGCAAGACCGCGATTGTGTTGGGTGACCGCTGGGGCATCCGCAATTGCGCCAAGAAATGTCAGGTGGATGACCGCAAGACCTTTCTTTCCATTCTGTTGAACAATGTGAATTGCCCTGAAGAGCAGTCAGCTTGCGCGGGGGCATTATGAGCATGGGCGGTTCAGATAATGTCAGAGAATATTACCGCCTGATAACCGAGCTCGATATCGGCGATGTCGCAAGGGCTCTTCTTGCCGGAAGAATCACTCAGGAATCCCGGCAGCGGCTCCAGTGTGATTGCCCGCACCATCAGAGCCAGTCCCATCGCTCACTTCATGTGATGCTCGACAAACAGGGATGGTACTGTTTTGGCTGCGGTGTGGGCGGAGATGTCCTGCAGCTGGTTGAGTTTGTTCAATCGGGAACGGTTACCGCCGGGCAGTCCGGTCCCATGCCTGACAGCCATCGGCAGGCCCGTGACTTCCTTGCTGGAAAAGCCGGAATGCCGCCGTTGTCGCGTTATGGTCTCACGCAGGAGCGTTTGGAGCAGACGGAAAATGATCGCTCGTTTGAGATCCGGGTCAAAGACGCTCTGACCGAGCTGGCCCGTTACTATCATCAGCGATTGAAGGAAAATCAGGAAGCGCTGACTTGGCTGAAAGAAAAGTACGCGATCAGTGATGAGACCATCGACGACCTGCTGATTGGTTTTGCCGACAATGAGTCCGGTGTCATTTCCGCCCTGCGCTCCGGTGACCATGCTTTTAGCAAACGTGAGCTTTCCGCCACTGGGGCATTTCGCCCGACCAGTCAGGATGGATTGAATCCGTTTTTTGAAAAACGCATCATCTTTCCATACTGGAGCCGTGGCCGTGTGGTGTTCATGATCGGTCGCAAGACACAATGGACACCGGATGCAAACTGGGAACAGGGAAAGTACAAGAAGCTGCCGGTTCACGATGAACATCAGCGCCCTTATGTAGCCCGGTTCATCAACAATGCGGTGCTGTTCAATGAAGACTGCCTGCTGGGCAAGCCCGATCACATCATCATTACCGAAGGCGTGACGGATTGCATCGCTCTGATGCAGCAAGGGTTTACTGCGCTCTCACCTGTGACGGTAAGAATTCGAGCCGCTGACTGGGAACGTCTGGTTCCGAAGATGCGCGGGCTCAAGACCGTCTATATCTGTCAGGACAATGAAATCTCGGAGGCCGGACTCAAGGGAGCCTTGCAGACTGCTCGCACGCTGGCCGAACACAAGATTGATACGAAGCTGGTTACCATCCCTCTGAATGAGCCCCAGCAGCAAGCGCGTCAGGAACTGCAAGAGCGGTTCAACCTGACAGCAGCCGTCGGTCCCCGGGAGTTGGCCAAATTACTCGACGGCCACTCTGCCGAGGATATCCGGGAGGCTGAAACGCTGCTGGCCAACGCCAAGATTGATGTGAACGACTTCTTTGCATCCGGCAATGGCAAAGCTGAATTTGATGAGCTGCTTTCTGCGGCCAGTACGCCGGTGGAGTTCGGCATTCAAAGTCTGCCCGAGGATGCCCCGGATGAAGAGAGAAACCGCCAGCTTGAGCCGGTTCTGGCCGAAATATCGGCTCATTCGCCGCTGGAGCAAAGTCGCCTCCTAAAACTGGTTCAGGAACGACTGGGTAAAGCGGTTCCAATGGCGACCCTCAAGGAACAGGTGCGATCTGTTCAGCAGAGCCGCCGTGACAACGCCAAAAAGGAAAAGAAAAAGGCAAAGCGTCTCAGCGGATCACCGCCGGGTTCATGCCGTGGTCGCGTCGATGAAGTATTGATCGATACAGAAATAGAAAATGGCGCACCGGATTACACTGCTGCAGCCGAAGCTGCCTATGATTGGTTTACGGCCAACGGGGCTCAGTTTTTTTACACCCAGACCGGCGAACCGTTCATGTATTTCGACAATTCCATCTACTGGATGGATTCACCGGACCGGGGGCGCAAAAGGCAGTATGCAGCCATGCTCTACAAGCACACCGGTATGGTTCCGACATCCAATGGCGGTCGCACTTTTTTTGAGGTGTTACCCAGTTTAGCCATGATTCGTGGACAGGTCCGGGATCATTTCTCATGGCTTCATTCGGATATTTCCAATTTCACAGTCTACTTCAACCTGAATAATCAGGACCATGAGATTGCCCGGATTACACCGGATGGCATCGAGATTCTGAAGAACGGTGGAAATGCCGATGGGATCATTCTCGATGGTTCCCGTAAGATGAAGCCACTCAAATTTATGAAAGATGCCTCTCCCGAGGAAGCCGACAAACTATTGGTCGATTTTTTAATCAACAATATGACCTGCTCTCAGGGGGACCGCTTTCTGATTCTCTCGTGGTTGACCTGTTTCCTGTTGATTGATTTTTCAGGAACCCGGCCCATGACCCGTTTTGAAGGTTCTGCCGGATCGGGTAAGACCACGGCCAGTAAAATCATTTCTGCTTTGCTGTACGGAGAACCTCAGCACAAGAAAGCCACCGATGCTGCCAACTATACCGACGGTTCCCAGAATCCGCTTATTGTCCTCGACAACATCGAGGTACGGCAAATGAGCGAGGAGCTGACCACATTCATGCTCACAAGCATCACCGGCATTGCCAAGGAGAAACGCAAGAGCGGAACAGACAGTGAGACGGTGACCGAACGGACCAAGTGCCTGCTGAACACAACCGGCATTGAGCCATTGTGCGGAGAGCTTTCCGAAATCCAGTCACGGAGCTTTGTCGTCAATTTTGATATCGATAATCAGGGCAATGACTGTTTCATTGAATCTGAGGTCATTGCCTCCATTCAGCAGAACCGCGATCTGATTATTTCCGCCATTATGAAAAGGACCAGCGAGGTCCTGGCAATGATGAAGGACGGCATGCGGACACAGGCGATGAAACTGCTGCATGAAGCTCTTGGTAACCATGACAAACGGCGGTGCAACGAATACCTCAGTCTGATGTATCTGATGCTGCTGGCCGGATCGTCTCAGGAACAGGTAGAGCAAGGAATGACATCGCTTGCTCCAGCCTTCAAGCAGCAGATCCAGACCATCAACCAGACCAGTCGGGAAACCGCTCGGGAATCCAATCACACTGCAACGGCGCTCTCAACCTTGTTCAAAGCATGGCAGACCGCTGTGGAAGCCGACCGAAAGGATATGTATAACGATCGCCGGGTGGATCACATTCAGGAGTTCGTCGCCCGCTATCAAATTCAATTCGAAGAGGACGGCTGCCTGAAGGAAGTGTTATCCCGGGAATTGTTCGTGGCGCTCAAGCGTGTGGCCAGAGATTTTGGCCTCCGATTTGAAATGGACTCATCGAGGCAGTTTGCCCAGCGCTTTGCCAACGACCTCGAAACCATTCGTGGAGCCGGGTTTGATGTTGTCATCAGCCAGAAACGCTACGGGACCAAACTCTATACCATTCAATCAGTCGAATAGACGCTGCCCTTCATATTTTCACCCAGTCAGGCCCGTGGATTCACATCTACGGGCTTTTTGTTTATATCCACGGCAGGTTCCTGTAAAAATCATTATCCCGCTGCAAAAACAATTACAAATTGGCGTCTGGCTGTAAAAATCATTACAAAGGCCGCCGGTGTAGAAAGACCTTTCTACAATGTAGAATGTCAGAAAAGCACCTTTCTACAGCGCAACTCACTGTTATTTATGGCGTTATGAGATAAGCGTAGAAAGTGTAGAAAGGTTTCAGAGGTCACTCCCCCTTACTGTTCATTTTTTCAATTTATTGGATCAATGGCATGCATGAAAAAAACGAGCTATGCGTGAGTAATATTCCTATACCTTTCTACACTTTCTACAAAAACATATATAACTAACTGCTATTACTACTGTTGAGAGATGTAGAAAGGGGGTGTAGAAAGGTCTCTGAGCGTAGAAACCCCTTTCTACGCTTTCTACCATCCGACACTCAGGCTCCGGCTCCGGTAAGTAACGGGAAGAAAAATAAACCCGAAATTCCGGAGGTCACCCATGAGCCTTTTACAAACCATGCTCACGCATCTCGATTCCCCAGAGTGTGAGCCTTCCGAACAAGCTCCGCAGCCAACTGAAAACGACAGCAGCGCACCGGAGCCCGAGCTTTTTGTATCCACCGATCTGGATACCGCACAATTCGAGTGGGCCGTCACGTCCGCCAGCGATGTTGAATACAACGGCAAAATCTATCGACGTCTCGACCCAGAGTATTTCGCATGGCTTCGTTCACGCATGCTGGCAGCCCAGTCCGCTTTCAAAGCCGGTAAACTTCCCGAATCAACATGGGAAAGCCTGAAAAACAGATTCAATCCGCTTCAGGAATATGCTGTTCAGAAATTCGGCAAGGATGATCTACAGCAGGCATCCCGCCAGCTCAGCCCGCAAAATTATCAAGCTCCCCGCCATGTTCAGGCAGAACCTGAGAAACCTGCGGAACCTCCCAAGAACAACTGGATTTATCCGCCAAACGAAGCTTGGAATTGCATAGAGCAGGTCAGCTTCGACGCATTGGCCAAAGTTGATGCCATCAAGGAGGAAGCCATGTCCAAGAAATGGTCTGAAGCCAGGTTATACCAGAATCAGGGACGATACCGATTTCCCTGCGGTCAGGACTACGGGCTGGTCTGCTTTGTCGGCGGTGACAGGAAGATTGGAGCCGTGACGGAAAAATATATCGAAATCATCCACAGCCCGGATACACCGCGTCCCAGCACGCTCAGATTTCACAACCCTGATGTTCCTCAGCCGTGGTTGAAGAAAGTGGAGAGTAACCATGAGCATTAAGAAATACGCCAATGCCGAACACATCCTCCCGAGAGAGTTGCTCAAGGAGGTGCAGAAGTACCATTCCGGCATTCTTTGGATTCCAGCGCCGGGCAGTTTTTACAAGGAGCGCAGACAGCTGGTCATTGCCCTGAAAAGTCAGGGAATCGAAACCGATGAAATTGCCAGCCTCGCCGGTATCACACGTCGCCGGGTCAATCAGATCCTCGCGGACCACAGAAAGGAAACTGATGCCCGACAGGTTGAGGACTCTTCCGGTATGTAAGGCTTGAGGTGCGGGAAAACGGGCTAAATCTGCCTTCCGCCCCGAACCCCGACTTTTGGAAACAAAATTGATAAACCGGAGACAAGCCTTGGGTGTTACAAAAAAAGACGAACAGAATCTGGATCGCTGGCACCGGAATGAGGGCATGACAGATCATGAAGAAGCAAAGAGCAAAGCGGGAGCCAAGGAAGGAAACCTTCGGACGCTCAAGCATGGCATCTTTGCCGACCGCTGCCTGACTCCGGAAGAAAAGGTCATGTTCGACAGCATCATCGAAAAGCTGCACGAGGACTTTCAGTTCAATAAATCCAGCGACTTCCTGCAGGTCGAGCTGGTGGGCATCTACTCGGTGAAGCTGGTCCGGGCTCAGGTTGAAGGAAACACACAGGCCGCCGAGAGTCTCGACCGGATGATCCGCTGCCACATGAAGGATCTCAAGACCACCAAGATTGCCCGCGAGGGTGAAGAGCCTAAAGGTTCACAGACTTCACCGGCCGAATGGGCCTCCGCTCTTCTTGAAAAAGTGAGTGAGGCTGCCGCACAGAAGACCGCTCCCGTGAAAAAGCCGAAAAAAAGTTCGGATAACACCAGAGCCTCGAAAAGAAAGAGCGGGAAAACACGGGGGAATAAGGAGGCTCAAGGTGAGTAAGAGTTCAGATAAGACGTGTTCCCGGAAATTTCAGTTAAATAAATTTTCTCGAATCGAAGGTGCGAACCATCGATCCAGCATCGCCTCCCTCCAATCCTATGCGCATAAGACCATACATAAGAAAATCAACTTTATTGGCTTATGCGCACATAACGCCATAAATCCCAAAGTGGCCTATATGGCCTTGTTCGCGCATAACGGCATATGCCGCAATTTTAATATGCGGCCCGGGAACGAAAAAGGAGCAGCAGGAGCCGCTCCGGATGTTCAGGCCAAGGATGCTGTCACA